CCTGACTATTAAGCGCCAGGCGAGCCGAACATGCCGCGTGGGTCACTGAAGCCGAAGCTGTAGCGCTCACGAGCCTTGTAACGGACGTTGCCTGTGTCGAAGTCGCCTTCAAAGCCGGTCTTCATGGACACACGTGTGAACATCTTCATGCCGTTAGGTGCGTCAGTCTTGATGAAGTACGCATCTGGATCGGTAAGGAAGTTGTTGACTGTGTAGCCTTGAGGCACCATGCCCATGTTGCGAATGGCGTTGATGTCGTTGTCAGCAGTGCCAACACGCAAAGTTGATTTCATAATGCGATCTGCGGTAAATTGCAGTTCCTTAGGAATAATCAACTTCAAGCCTTGGACAGCGATCTTCAAGCCACGCTCATCGGTAAACGCAGAGATATCAATCAGTGACTGCTCCAAGGAAGTCTCAGACAAGTCCGCTGGTGTTGCCAGTGTGTTGGACAAGTTGGGGCCACTTAAAGTAGGGTGATTGGTTGCGCACAGAACAACACCGTCGCCACCGATAGAGGTAGTGAAAGCGCCGTTCAGGATGGCAGCAGCTTTGATCTGCTTGGTTTGAGCCATAGAGCGTGCCAAAGCACGTGTATAGCGAGCACCAAGGCGGTCATAGAGGTTGTCCTCTACGGCTTCTTCAGTCAAGGAGAAGGCCAAAGCAATGGTCTCATGGGTGTAGCGTGCAGTGTAGACCTCTTGTGCCTGGTCGTAAGAAACACCAGAACCTTCAGTCTTCACAGGAGCTTCACCAAAACCCGATTCCATCACCTCTTCTTCAAACGCACGGTCTGAAGATTCGATTGAATAGATTTGGGTGTGTTGGTTTTCGTAGTTTTTGTACTCGAGGCCGAACAAGGCGTTTAAGCCTGGCTCAAGTTCCTTAACGAGTTGTGCGCGGGAAATTGCCATTTATGTTCTCCTTATTGACCAGCAACACCGGCACTACCGTACACGTGTTCGTTGATCTTGACTACCACCACGGCAAAAGAGCCGTACTCGTTACTTGGGACGTTGTACAAGCCTACAGTTTTTAAGTTCAAAGCAGCCGTAGTAGCAAGCGTAGAGGAGTTCAGTTCCATGGTAGAGACACCAGTGGTGGTGCTTCCGCCTGTACCGATCACGTCTGCATTCTTGCCAACATCCGCAGCAACAAAACCTGCATCACACTGAACCAAGAACAACTGACTAGGATCATCAATCACATCGGCAATGATCTTGCCTGAAGTGATGTTGACAGAACCTGGATAGAAGTTCTTAAACGTGGGCTTGCCGGTGGTGGGATCAATGTAGTTGCAACCGTTAAACACGCCAACCGCAGCGGTGTGTGTAGCCGGAAGAAACCGAGAGATAAATCCCGCAGTAAGAACGACTAGGTCGCCTTGGAAGATTGTTCCAGCTTGGTTATCAGCAATCTCATATCCGTACTGTTTCTGAGCACCAGTAGCAGAAAGATTGCCAATAGGACGAAAGCCGAAAGCCTTGTCAGTATTAGCCATTTGATAATTCCTTTAAGAAAATGATTATTCAGCAGCCTTGGGGCCGCCAAAAGTGACGCGAGACTGTCGGGTAGGTCGTTGAATCTTCATGGAACCGTGAGCATTGCTCTTCATCAACTCGTTATCCGCAGCTTGCATTTGGTCGCTCGCACGTTGGTGGTAATACGCATTGCGTTCCTGCACAGTCTCTTCGGGAATACGTGCTAAGAGAAGACCTCCCACGCTGATAACACCAGCATGTCGGCCGTCTTCAACAGATGGGACAGGGAAATCAGGGTACTCATCAGCACGAACAAGCTCATAACCCTCGCGGATTTTTCCAGCTACGTTCACGCGATCTTCCTGACCTGCGATTTCTGCACGAATCCATCTGTGCCGTGTTCCCTCCAGAGGAGGTGGGGCATCTAGTCGAGAAGGAGGAGCCCAGGGCTTGCGGCGTGTTTCGCTTTCGCGAGTTGTAGCGCTACGCGCTTCACGATTTAAAGTGGGTACAAGGTTGTCTGTCATCTCTTACTCCTTAACGTACTTGGCGTATTCCTCAAGAGGAACACCTAACTTTTTGGCCATCGCAACTTGACTCGGTGAGAGCCTCACAGTGCGGCGTGCTGAACTATTCACTCCCGATGAACGGGTTGCAGGAGCCACCGACTGCACGTTTCTGGTGGTACTGTTGTTTTGCGCTTGAGGAGAAAATTTCCGTGGATAAGTGCTTCTCATGCGTTTGTCTAGCTCATCATAATACTCATCTGACGATCCGTCAAACCCCTCGTTAAGAACGAGTTGCTTGTGGATGCCCCAGGCAGTATTGGTCATGACCGTATCTTGGCCATACCAAGAGTTCTTCTCCATCCAGTCTTCCAGCTTCGGGTCCACCTGAGCGGGTTGCTGGTACTGTTGAGGCTGTTGGGCTTGCTGAACAGGTTGGACCGGAACTTGAGACTGTTGGCGAACATAGGCCTCACGGCGCTGATTCTCTTCCGCTACTTGACGTTGCTCGTAGATCAAATCGGTCAGGCGCTGGTTGGCTTCGGTCTCAGTGTCAATGTCGCCCTCTTCGCGCGCCTTGCGAACGATTTGCTTTAAAGCCACAACTTGGGTCTCAATGCGGCCCTTTGCCTCGTGCAAACGCTCCTCATCCGTGTGGAACATCCGCTGTTGCATTCTCTGCGCTTGCTCTTGCACGCCCTTGGCATATGAAATTGCCGCCTCTTCCCGGCGATGGGTCTCGCGCAGGCGAGCGGTCAGCTTGTCAATACGCTTTTTGACGCTCTCGCTGTACTGATTGAGCTCACTGTCAGGCTTGTCAGCGTCGCCGTTGTTTGTTTCAACATTGGGGGCCTGGTCCTGCTCCTGTACCTTGGGTGACTGGCCATCTTCGCCCATGTCAATGTCTACAGGCTCTTCGCCTTCACCCAACTTAAATTCCAACTCTTGTTGCTCATTCATGA